AAAAATTTTTTACCTGATAATTATATCACAAACTTTAAAATTAAGGAAGCGTTTTCTGTATTTCATAAAAGTTTATTTTTATGAAAATCTTAAAAAAATTGTACAAGATTTATCCAACGAGAAATTCAATCCACTTGACAAACCAAACGATTACAACGGTTCATTTGGCCATGATTTTATGTCGATAATGTGGGCAACTTTGCTTATTGATATTTTAAAAAATCTCAGAAAAGAGGTTTCGTCCTCTGCCAGTGATTTAGATTTAAAACTTGGATTTACTAAAGGATATCCGATGGCTAGTATTGTAAACGCTCAGACAAAGCCAACCAAAAAGAATGTAAAAATACTTAGCAAAATCTTTGATAGAATGCATATACTGTTTCCTGAAGAAACAAAACGAGCAAGAGAAAGAGAAAGCTTAGATAAATACATTGATGTGAATGAAATTTTACAAAGAACATTGTTACTTCATGGATTTAATGAATCCGCTAACGCTCTCAAAAATTATGAGAACGAAATCGATTTAGAACTAGAATCCGATGAACAAACAGAAACAGATAATAGAATTATGTCTAACATCTATGAACTAGTTATAAGTGATACCATCATTCAGTTTAACGAAGATGATACAGTGCTTAGTGTATTGAAAAAAATAAAAGAACAGACAAATTTGAATTTTGAAGTTTTTGAAACACTGAAAGAAAAAGTTATTTAGGAGAAGTGAAATGACAGAACCAACAATTACAAGCCAGCTGCTAGGTTTAGTAGCCATCTTTATAGGGATCTTTATCCTGATGCTACTGACTGCTAAAAACGAAGAAGAAATTGAACCAAAAACAGTGATCATCATTGAAGAAGCTGAAGACTTCAGACAAGTTGCACGAAGAAACCTGAAAAACTGTGATAGGGGATTCACCTATGATTCCCAACCACCTATCGGACTTCCTTCAACGATTGAGGATTTGCCTCAAGATTTTAGAGTATGCATCGAAGATTATGATAGGCTCGCTCAGGACTACCAGGAAGAAGCAAGTAACAATGAGATTCTACGAAAAAAAAATGCGAATCTCTTAGAAGAAAATGGGCGATTGCTCTACAAAGAAATGGCTATGGATTTTCGGAGAAATCAACGAAAATGGGGAGCTAGGGCATGAGTGAAGATTTTAGAATACTACCTCATGATCTAGTTGCGGAACAGTCTGTTCTTGGAGCAGTATTTATCGCACCTGACACAATCATTTCGCTGGCAGATGAATTGGATCCTGATGATTTTTATAGACCAGCTAACAAGATTGTATTTAAGACAATGTTGTCTCTCTTTAAAAAAGGCGAGCCAATCGATGCCACCACTATGGTGTCAGCTCTTACCAATCAAGGCCAGATTAAAGAAATTGGTGGAATAAATTATGTTGTCGAGTTAGTGAACTCCACACCAACTTCCAAAAACGTGGAGCACTACGCTAAGCTCGTCAAAGAAAAGGCTACGCTCCGAAAGGTAATCGCTGATTTGTCGGACTCACTTTCTAGTGCATATCAAGGCGATATCTCAATTGGCGACATCATCGCTAAAACTGAAAAGTCCATGCTTGACATCAGCAATCAGAACACAGGAGCAGGATTTCGCAATGTGGCCGATATCCTTGATACACACATGCAGATAGTCGAGACTCGCTCGCAGACAGATGGATTCGTGACTGGTCTGTCTACTGGATTTGACGGACTAGACAAGATTACTACTGGTCTTCATGAAGGCAATCTTATCATTCTTGCTGCGCGACCTGCAATGGGTAAGACGGCATTGGCTCTGAATATCGCTAAGCATGTAGCTGTACAGGAACATAAGCCTGCTGTCATCTTCTCGCTAGAAATGGGAGCAGAGGAATTAATTGAGCGTATGGTGGCATCAGAGGGTATGGTTCCAGGTTACCATCTGAAGACTGGGAATCTTAGTACTGATGAGTGGAAAAGGCTTGTGCAGGCGCAAAGCAATCTCTATGATACGCCTATTTTTGTGGATGATACGGCTGGTATTCGGATTTCAGAGATACGGTCAAAAGCTCGAAAGCTTTCTCAAGAAATGGGGGGTCTAGGCATTATCATCATAGACTACTTGCAGTTGATTACTGGTTCAAAAGGTGAGAATCGTCAGCAGATTGTTTCTGAAATTTCAAGGGAATTGAAGATACTGGCAAAGGATTTGAGGGTTCCTGTAATAGCCTTATCACAGTTGAGTCGGTCGGTTGAGCAGAGACAAGACAAGCGCCCAATGCTATCAGATTTGCGAGAATCTGGATCAATTGAGCAAGATGCTGATATTGTATCTTTCTTGTATCGTGATGCCTATTATCAGAAGGAACAAGCAGACAGCCAAGAAGCTAATAATGTAACCGAGCTGATTCTGGAAAAGAATAGACATGGTAGTCTCGGGACAGTGAAGTTGTATTTTCACAAAGAATACACAAAATTTTCAAGTGTGGAGGAGTAGAAGATGGCTGAGACTTATTTTAAAAATGAAGTTGAAAAGTTTCAATATTTTCAATTGCCTAAATGGCTCTTTAAGGAGCCTTATAAAAAGCTATCAAACAACGCTAAAATAATGTACGCCTTGCTTTATAATCGTTTGGACTTGTCTTTGGAGTCTAAGTGGCATGATCGAAATGGTCAAGTATTTATGTATTTTACAACGGCTGAATTTTGCGAAGAGTTGGGTTGTTCGGAGAAAACGGTAACCAAGATTAAAAAGGAACTTGTTACATCAGGTTTGTTGAGGGAAGAACGTCAGGGTTTGACTAAGCCAAATCGACTTTATATCCTTGGTCCAAAAATTATCAAGCGTGAACCTCCAGAACCGAAAAAAATACCGTCCAGAACCGTAGAAAATACCACTCTGGATACGCAAGAAGTACAAACAATAAAGACTGATATTAGAAAGACTGATATAGATAATAATAAATTGTTGATTTGTAAAGAAGTTATTTCTTATCTCAATTTGAAAGCTAAGAAGAATTTTAAGGTTGACACTGCTAGTCATCAAAAATTTATCAAGGCAAGACTGAAAGAAGGCTATGTCCTTGAAGATTTTAAAAAGGTTGTGGATATTATGGTCGCTAAGTGGAAAGGTACAGAGTATGAACAGTATCTTCAACCACAAACACTTTTCGGTAATAAGATGGATAATTATCTAAATCAACCGATGCCAAAACGTTCTACAATTTTAACCAGTACAGTTGACGAAAGGCTAGGGTTTTAGATGAAACAGTTTAAACAATTCAAAACTAGGACAGTTCTTGATGATGTCTGTGAAATTCATGGATGCCATCTTTGGTCTGTTAAAATTCCCATCAAAGGCAAGGTTGAGGAAATCAGTCAATGTCCTGAGTGCGAGAAAGAGAATATCCGACGCTTTGAAAAGCAGCTGAATATGGAATCTGAGGTAAAAAGTAAACTATCGGATACTTACGAAGTCTTTGCTCGTGACAGCATTGTTTCAAGTAAGCTTGCCAGCAAGTCACTACATGACTATGAGATTCAGGTTGATATTGATGAAAATGCTATTAATTTTGTGAAGCGGTTGGAACGTGAATATGCCAAAGGTACGGTTGGAAATGCCATCATCACTGGTCCGTCTGGTGTTGGTAAGAGTCATCTGACCTATGGCTTTGCTCGGTTTCTCAATGAGCAATTTAAGTCTTATGATGAACCGAAAAGTGTACTATTCGTTTCAGTTGTGACTTTGTTTGACAAGATTCGAGAAAGCTTTGAGTTTGACAATGGATTTTCAGAAGTGAAGATGGTCAAGCTACTGTCTGAGGTTGACTTCCTTTTCTTGGACGACCTCGGGAAAGAGAGTCGCAAGGCTGATACGAAGCGGAATGAGTGGGCGCATCAGATATTGTTCAAGATCCTGGATAATCGGACCAATACGATTATCAACACGAATTTGAGTAGTGAGGAGATTAAAGAGCTTTACTCGGATGATTTTGGGAATGGTGCTCTGTCAAGTCGCATCTTTGAGGGAGCAACTGGAAAGTGCTTTGTATATCCAGCTGGGATGAAGGATAGGAGGTATTGATTATCAAAAAAATGGTAGTCTGGGCACTTTTTGATAGTGGGAATGGTTCTTACTTCAAGGGTGCTAACTCTCTGAATAGTTCGGGGAGG